AAAAAATTTAAAAATTCTTTTTTTCTTTTCTTCTGCCAATAAATTCCATTTCCGATTATCTTATCGTTGTTGCGGTCATGAAAAGTATTATGTTTGCGGTTCGTCAGTGGTAAACAATTCCAAGATACATATTCCAACTCTGGATACTCAGACACTGGGTAAATATGATGAACCATTTCAGCTGGAACTGACTGCCCATATCTTAGACTTTCTTGGCAAAGGTAATCGTGTTGTCTCATGACCTTGTCACGAAACTTGTACCACTTCCTTGTCTTCAAGCTCTGTCTGACTGGTTTGTTGTACATGATATATACTCCTTTGCAAAACAAAAGGACAGGCTCTTGACCTATCCCATCTCATACAAGAAATCTATGCTACCATAATAAACCTTTTTTTGTGAGACTTCAAGATGTCTTTTGTCTCATCTTTTATTTACAAAATCATATACGAGAGCTCCAACAAATACTAATGGCAGAAATAGAAAAATCAATCCGTATTTAAATATTTTTCCTATATCTTCTTTTGTCCAATCGAAAACAATTTTCAAAAACATCAATGCGATAAAATAACAAACTAAATATCCTATGAGTAACATATACCTCTCCTTCAACTATACCAATTTTATCCCTCACTTTCACATATCTTATATTTTGTTAAACTCACTCTAAATCTCAAACCCTTACTAGGCATGGATTTTAAAGAGTTTCATTTTTTCACTTTATGCTTAATTCATTATGTGAAAGTAATATCTAAAAAAATTAAATGACAAAGTTCCGCAGTGCGTCATCAAGCTCTGCTTGCTCTATTCCTATGTATCTCAGGGTGATTGCAGGTGATGAGTGATTGAACATTTTTTGTAATGTCCCTACGTCCTTTGTCTTGTTGTAATATTTATATCCGAATGTCTTGCGCATTGTATGTGTGCCAACATTATCAATGCCTAGTTCTTCAGCTGCTTCATGTATGATTTGATAGGCTCGCTCACGAGTGATTGCTTTATTCTGACCTTGCCTACTCTTGAATAGAAAATGATGGAATGGTTTATCTTCGACATATCTTCTCATTTCTTTCTTGAGCTCTTTTGTCATCCGTCTTGTTATCTGCTTGCCAGTCTTCCGTTCTCTCAGCTTGATGTGCCAGCCTTGAACATCTTTAACTTTTAAAGTTAGGATATCTCCAACTCTCAATCCAGTATTCAGACCTGTGATGAATAGCATATAATACATCTCATTCCATTCTCTGAGATAATCTTTCATAGCTTGTATATCATCGTTCTCTTTTATCGGTGATACAAATTCCATAACTGCCTCCTTTCTACAAAACAAAAAGCCAGCTGGTTGCTGACTCATGATGTTCCTCTGTTAAACAACTTTTCTGGAAAAAATAGGATGACTCCAACATGTGATTTGTGTTTTTGTTTCAGAAGTTCATGCTATCATAATAGACCTTTTTTTGTGAGACTTCAAGATGTCTTTTGTCTCAATCTTATTTACAACTCACCTTTCAGTATAGCGTACTGTTCTAAGATAATCCTTCTACGTCGATAGATTGTAGCTTTGCTCATGAATTTTTGTTCTGCTATTTCTTCCCATCTCAATTGAGGATATCTCCAGCGTAGATTAAAGATTTCCATATCCTCATCCACTAGATTACTCAAGAGTTTGTTAATAATCCCTTTAAATCCTTCAAGAAATTTTAAAGTCGGATCATCTGCGATTCTGATTGCGATAGTTTCGGTAGGTTTGCTTATTCCTACAGTAGGTCCACTTTGAGCATCTGGATTTCTGGTTTCTAATTCTAGCCTTCTTAAATCTATTGTGCGTTGAATGTTTTGAAATTTGAAAAGTTCTCTGTCTAACGTTTTGAGTTCTTCGTCGCTCAATTTTTTCAATTTCCACCTCCAAGTTTTTAAAAAATGTAAACAAGTTATCAAGTATCTGAGAGAAAGCCTTGCGAATATTAGAAACTGCCTGGTTAATCATTTTAGCTATAGCTTCAATTTCTTCAGGACTTAATTTCCGTAGTTGTTTTTCTAATTCTTCTTGCTTTTCTTGTATCTGCCGTTTAGCTATCTTCTTCTTAATTCTTTTGTTCATTGAGTCTTATTTCCTTTCTTGGATCTCAATCCCAAAGAAGGTACAGATATCTTCCAATGCGCATTTAGAAATACTACTACCTGTTTCCCACTTAGCTATCGTATCTCTGTGATACCCTAATTTAATAGCTAAATCACTTTGAGTCAATCCTAACTCGCATCGTTTTCTTTTTAGCGTTTCGGCAAAAGGATTTGTCTTTTTTCTCAAAAACATACGAGGGTCAAGATGCAATTTTTCGCAAATAACAAACATATCCCCATCTTGCGGTTGTGCTTTGCCGCTTTCCCAATGACAAATGGTCTCTGGAGTAACTCCAAAAATTTTAGCAGCCTCAACTTTCTTTAGACCTTTGGATTTTCGCCACAATCTGATTTGATTTCCGAACTTATTATCCTTCATCATCCACCTCAATCTTTACGACAGCTCTACCATTTGGATTTCTTCTTTGCGTGGATGCAAAAGTATAATACTTCAACATCCTTTCAGCAATTCCTGTTTCTTTGCTGATTTCAGCAAGAGTGCCCATGGTAATAAAGGTGTCGCCTTGATATAACGCGTACTCACTCATTTTCCATCTCCTCAATCAACCAATCAAGATTCTTTCTGGCTTTCTTCAGGTCTTCAAGGCCGTTTTTCTTTTGAAACCGTAACATATACTTGATTGCGTTGCCCCAAAAGAAAGCAGACGCTCCAGAAAGGTCCCCAACGAAGTTATGCACAACATCAATAGCCTCAAGACCATTTGCACCTTGGTAATGGCTTGGTTTGTTTACATTGTCAATTATTTCTGGATACATTATTTATCCTCCAAAAACTCTGGGTTCTCATATACGTTGCCGATGATTTCTCTATCGCTAGCCACGTTACACAATCGCTCAAAATTATTGTATCTAATCAAGCTATTTACAAACATTCCTAAATCTTCTCTATATTCGATAATACCGTTCAATAATCCATCTTTTGTACCAAGAACATCTTTCTCATATATCTCCCGTAAATTTTTGTCAAACATCCCTGTGAAACGTCCTACTGATTCTATATTTACAGGACACCAAGAACCTATATTAATGTATTGTTCATTGGCTTCTACCACTTCGTTGATAATAAATACTCTTCCTCTATCTTCAATTAAATGTCCGTATTGCCATTCTCCTTTGCTGTTTTCATCAATGGATAACCCTCTAAATTTTGGTATCATGCAAATCCTCCTCTTTGACAAATGAACCGTCTACCATCTTGCCTTTACGGTTTTTAATCTCGTTCCAAGCCATCTGAAAACACTCAGCAATAGACCAACCTTTCTGCTGACAGTAGATGGTCAACACTACCAAAATATCACCTACAGCATCCTTGCCCTCATCATCTCGTTTCTTGAGATGCGCCTGTGCCAATTCGCCTGCTTCTTCAAATAACTTCAATGCTTGAGCCGTGCTATTGTCGGGATTGTCTAGCCCTCGCTCTTTCGCCCAATGTTCAACATGATGCGCTAATAATTCCATGTTTGTTGTCATAACATTACCTCATCCCCTATTTTGATTTTCTCAAATTGTTCTCTAGTGACTACGAAAATCCCATAATCTCTAATAGTCACTGTATACAGTTTCCCATGCCGTCCTTTCTCAAGGACTTTGCCATGGATTTCAGCGCCTGCGTTATCGGCCTTATAGATAATCATCGGGCGCTTTTCTTCTAGTTTTTTAATATGGATACTCTGCCAGATATTTAATCCAGCAGATAATAAAATCCATATTGCGATAAATCGTTTCATGTCTCCTCCTCAAAATAAAATTTGCCATCAAAAGGCTTGATTTCAATGATTCCATAATCTAACCCAAGTCTTGCTATAAATGGCTTGCTGATTCTTTCGTGCAAGGTAGACATCTGCTCTCTGAATTCATCTAACAGAAGAGTAGATTTGTAGAAATTACATTGATAGCAAGCTGGCATATAATTATCAAAACTATCTTCCCCTCCTAAATAGTGAGGGTGTAAATGATCCACTCTCAAAGTTTTCAGGTCCAAAACCTTACCGCAATACGCACAGTGCCCACCGTACTTGTCTAAAACTTTTTGTCTAGTGGCTTTAGATATGCTTTTTCGTTTCAATCTGTGCCCCCTCTTCCGTGCTCTTTCAACCATCTGTCAAATCCATCAAAAACATTCTCATTTTCTTTGAGTTTAAATATTCCACTATATCTATCATCACAATACTCACAATAATCGATATAGGTTCCACCGTAAAACGACATCACTCCACCTCCTCAATCTTTATTATTTTTATTATTTTTAAAGAATTTATAAAAAATTACTGACCAATATGAAGCCCACATAAGGTATGATAATGATTGAAGAAATTGTTCAACTGTCATTTCGTTACCTCCTCAATCTCAATCCCTGGGCAATCGAATACCCAGCCAAAGCCAGCTTCTTCTAGTTCTTTTTTTGTAAAACTTTCTTTGTATGCTAAAGAAAAAAATATTTTCCCAATTCCATCTTTAGCAATGTAGTGTTTTGTCGCTTTAATCTTAACCAAATACCTCTTTTCTTCATCGACCTCGTAGCCGAATTGGTGCATGTTGACGAGGATTTGAAATGGTTTGATATTTTCGTCAATTACCCAATTTTCAAATTCATTTAGCTCGCTATCATTACGCTTTTTAAGAAGCTCATAGATACATTGAAACAAACTTGTTTCAAAATCATCCTTATTCTTTTCATACCAATCCGCAACAAACTGCTTTACTTTGACTGGTTGCGGTTCCTCTAGTTGTTTAATTAATTTTAATAACCCGTTTCTACTGATTTTAACCGTATCCACGATAAGTCCCTCTTTGTAAGGTAGACCCTCAATACGTTCAATCAATTCCTGCTTATTCATCTTCCAACTCCTTTATTTTCTTCCTCAATTCTTTATTCTTTTTCTTCAACAAATCACGCTCCAGCGCTCTAATCCGTCTCTTGCGTGAATCGCACGGCTTCGAATACTCGATTATCTTCTCTTCGTTTTGCTCGATTGTCCGTTTTAATCCGTCGATTACTGTCTGTTTGTTATATTCCATGGTTTATCCTGTTTATAAAAATCCAGCTCTTGCCCCTCATGGCTCAAAGACACAAGAGCTAGCAAATTCTTTATACGTCATTCGTCCAAGTCTGACGCATATTCTAGCTCGCTTTTAACGTGGTTCGCGGCACGTTGATTTTGTTGCTAAGTAATAGCAATCTACAGCACCATAATCAAACCTCACATCGTCTTTTCCGATGTGTTTCTTGAATTTTGGTCTGCTAATACCTGAGAAAGCCCACTGATGGTCTTTCATATGCTCAATAAGATCATCGACATTGTCAAACCTCCCAAGGAAAAACTTACAGTGCCCGTTGTAGACGAAATAAAGCTCTAACATCCCTCCACCTCTACTGGATAAAAGTTCCCAAAGGAACCCCTCAAAGCCTTGCCAACCTGTAAGGCTGCCGCCCGAGAAATAAACCGCAAGGCTTTCTTCTCCTCTGAACATGAAATGTCCAAGCCAGTCACACCGATAACAGCAGACCTCAGAAACGGCTTATCTTCTCTTGTTCCATGTCTTAAAATAAACATCAGCCACCTCCATTCTAAAAATATTGCTTCCTCTTGTTTGTCAAATCATTGAAAACCATTAAATGGTCTTTATCAACACCCTTCATCAGTCTGGACATAAAGGGGCTCCCATATCTTTTTTGAATATCAGCAGAAATCAAATTCGTGGTAATGATTGTATTTGAACGCTTGTTCAGGATATTGTAAAGAATAGTAAATGACCATTCGCTATCCTTTTCCATTCCTAAATCATCCAAAACCAAAAATTTAGCGCTAGCAATTTTATTGACCAGAAACTCTTCCTGACTAAAATCAGCTTTAATCTTCATCAGCAAGTCTGTCACGTTGATGAAAATAGCAATCTCTTTCGTGTACTCAGATAAAGCTTTAACCATAGCAAAGGCCAAATGGCTCTTGCCTGTCCCAGGTTCTCCTTGTAGCACGATGTTGTTCCTAGCGCCCGCAGACCACTCACGACAAATCCGCTTTGCAAAAGCTAACTTTTCAGCTTCTTTTTCAGTAGGTGTCTCAAAATTGTCTAAGGTCGCATTTTTCAAAACCTCATCATAAAGAGAAAATTTCTCAAGATAGTATTTCCTCTCTCGCTCATTCTCAGCGTCGGCCAGTTCATTCACTCTTGCTTGATTTTCCTCGTGGATTCGCTCAGATTCACACATGCGACATACAACACTCTCGGTCCTCAATATCTTTATCAAGGGAATGTTATGCTTTTCGCAAAACTCTTCTTGTTGTTCTGTATTCCTATGATAAGATAAGGCAATTTCCTCAAACACATTGTCTACCATGACAGACGACCTCCGCATTTGTGCCAGCTAGCCATTTCAGACAAGCAAGCTGTTACAGTTGAAAGGGGTTGTTTTATAAGCAAAGTCTTCTTTTCCTCACTTATAGGATAAAATTCCTCTTCAAATTGCTTGATAAATTCTAAAACCCCCATTCGTCTTTTACCTCCTGCTCTGATTTTTTATCATTTCGTTGTCTTCCTTGAAGATGGGAGTTCTTGCTATCTTTATATTTTTGGTCATTATCATCTACCTGTTCAATAGTTGTAAAACCTTTCTTTTTCCAATTTTCAAGAATCCCTCTCAGATACTTGAAACTAGGTTGATAAACCTCAGAAGTTATCTCCACTGCACGGTTCAACATATCAAAACTCATTCCATCAAGTCCCACATAATCCAACAACTGTTGATGTTGTTTATCGTTAATCCGAATACCGCTATGTTTCAAATTTTCAGATAAGCTGGAACTAACAATCGTCTTATTATTTTCTTTCTCTATCTCTGTATCTATATCTTTCTCTATATCTATATCTCCGTTACACTTTGTTTCATTGGTGTTACATTGTAACGCTGATTGATTCTCTCGAAACTTGCGAACCCTTCTGGCGCTTGCGGTTTCACTACCTACCATCTCAGGAACTTGCTCTAAAAAATAATCGCGGTCAGAGTTTCTAGTCAATAACCCTTTACTTTCCAAGAAAATCAAAGTAATTTTAATATCTTCGACATTCTCATCAATTACCAGAGCAATTTCCTCGGCTAAATTATCAGCCAACCCATCGTAGTAAATATGCCCTCCATCTTCCAAGCTAATTAACATCATTTTGAGATAAATGATGGTATGTGTATCTCCACCAGCAATCTTTCGAAGTAGTTTCATCTCCTTTGACTTAAAAAAGTCTTGGGCAAGTTGGATCCAGAAATACCGCTTGTTTTTTAACGCCATAATCTCATACCCCACTTCCTGCGATTCGCACGGTACTTCATCCGCATATCCTCATAGATGTGCATCCCCTCTAGCGCCATCAGCTCAACTTTTAACAGCTTATTTTCAGATACAACACCACGATAATCCTTGGCTAGTTTTTCATAGTCGGTTAGGTATTCTTTGATGAGTGATATTTTTCTATTCTCGTCCTCTAAATATATTTCAAAGTCAGACTTTTCTTCATCAGACGACATCATTTCAATATTCACTCTCTCATGCCACAACAGCCATTCAATCAATTCTTCCATTTCCTGACCTCCTCACTTCAAGATGTGCATTTTAGGCTCTGGCAAGGCTAATGGTTCAGGGCGCAAGCCTTGAGGCGGTTCGTTGTCGTATGTGAAGCCTTTGAACTCACGGCGGATGTTCTTGCGGATTTGTTGGCGTTCTGCCTCTCTACCACGTTCATAAGCATGGTTATAGCCTTGGATAATCATAGACGCAAATTCTTGCTCTTCTCGTCTTTCTTCTTCCTTGCGTTGTTCCTGCAATTTGATATGACGGCAAGCCCCTGCAAATCCAATCAGCAGAGCACCAACACCCATCAACTGGTTTAAAATCGGTGGTTCAAACATTTCTTCTCTCTCCTTATGCTCTCAATTTTCGTACTTGTTTTTCTAACTCTAAAATCTCATAAACATCATTGACATCGTACATAATATCTTTCCCTTGCTTACGAAATCTTAATCCTTTGCGTTCTAACTTTTTGATATAGCCATGAGTGAAGCCAAACTTCTTCATCAAAGCCTGTTGATTGATTGGCATGCGATCATTCTCTAACTGCTCCTTGACTTGCTTTTCAGCAAAGGCCAGTAATTGATTTGTGAATAATTCAGCACTTTCGCCGTCCAATCGTAATTGTAACGTTATACCTTCCATTTTTTACATCCTCTCAACTATGCGGGCAAGCATTTTTGTGATATAATGGTTTTAATAATTTAAGTGTGCGCCTGACTTCGTTAGGTGCTTTTTTGATTTACGAAGCATAAGAGTTTAATTCCATGATCTTCATCTTGGTATTAGTGCTTGGCTCCCACGTCATCCAGTAAGCTAGAGCGGCATCCATGTGCTTCTTGGGTAGCAGGTCATAGCGACTAATATTGAAGTGGTCTTTAAAGTCAATCTCAGCTTGTCTAAAGACTGACTGAGCGAAAATCTTGTCAGCATAAGCTGGACTATCAATACCACCAAGACAGGCGACTACTCGAGCCTTGCGCTTCTTAAGTAGCGACTGAGCGTAGCTTGGGTGAATCGGTTGCTCACTCTTGAGATAGTCGATATCTTCCAGCATGGTCGCCTGCTGCTCCCGCAATTTCTTCTGGCCAGTAAACAGAGCGATAAAGGCATCCTCGTCCAAGTCCTCACGGATAAATCCGCCCTGCTTACGAATAGCTGGCAAGACCTCTGATGTCACCCAGCGCTTGAACTCCTTGGCTTGAGGCAACTTGCTGGATAAGATAAGAGAGTAGAGACCAGATTCGTTAATGATAATAGTATTTTGTGTTCGTCCTAGATTATCGGTGAGTCCGTATTTCACGGAGTCATCTTCATCAACGTGCCGAGAAATTGCGTCCAGAGGTTTAGCGTATCCCAAGATATCCGCTACATCCTTCCCGACAAACCACGGCTCGTCATCAATTGTCAAAGTACGGACTTCCTGTCCGTGAAAATTAAAAATTTCGTTCATAAAATTCCTTTCTAAATTTGGTATAATTAAAATAAAAACACGAGGTGTATTATGGCTGATTTGTTACCTACAATCTTAACTGCGTTTGCAACAACTATGGCTACAAAGGGAGCTGAGGCCCCTGCTAACACTTTTAATGAAGCATGGAAATATGTTTTTGGTCCTCTTGATAGTTTCCTATTACGAAAAAATGAAAAACGTAAATATGATAATGAGAAGTACATTGAATCACTAACTGAGAAAATCGAACAAATACCTGTAGAAAATATACAAGAACCTAAAATGAGTATATTAGGACCTGCATTGGAAGCATCAAAATTTTATATCGAGGAAGAAGATATACGAGAAATTTTTGCATCACTATTAGCGGCATCATTTGATTCTTCAAAAAGTTCGTTATTGCATCATTCTTTTGTTGAAATTATTAAACAGCTCAGTCCTTTAGATGCTAGGAATTTGAAGTTTATTGCTCAAAGAAAACGATGTCCTGTCGCTAAGTATTTGCTGGAATTCGAAACAGGGAGTCAGAGCCTTTTAAAACCACTAATTTTTATTCCTCATGATGGTGAAATAGAATCGTCACTTGATAATTCAATGTTTGATTTTGATAGAAATGCTTCCTCTATTACAAACCTTGAAAGATTAGGTTTGATTAAAGTTGATTTCACAACTTGGCTTTCGAAAAAAGAAAAATACACATTACTTGAAAGCAACCCTTTAGTCACAGCTTATAAAACATCGTATATCAATGCTAAAAACAACGAAAAATTCCATGTAGAAAAAGGGATTATAGATATTACACCTTTAGGTGAAGATTTCTATAATGTCTGTTTATAAAAACAATCTTTTGACTAAATTTTCAAAATGTGTTTTTAACCATTCATCTTGCTTGTCGAAAAAATCGGCAAGCCATTTTTTTATCATCTTTATTTGAATAGTCATCATCAGTATTGAAATTATTGATGATACTATGGCACTGAGTATGATTTCTCTCATTTTCCCCCTCCTAATCCTCAAATTTCTCCCACGACTCATTGATTCGCAACTTCTTGTTAATGCGAAGCTTCAAATCATCACTTCCTTTACCATCTTTAAAAAGCTGTGTGATGGCTGATGGACTAACACCTACAACAATAGCCAAATCCGTCTGCGACCACCCACGTTTTTCAATTTGCTCCTTTACGAGCTCGTTCCACTTACGATGTTGTTGGCTCATGCGACCTCCTCCTTTTTAATTAGTTAAGTTAAAGAGTTAGTAAATTATTTTATAAAACACTTGACAACTTTTATACTGTAGTGTAAAATGAAAGCATAATTAAAAACATTGATAAAACATTATATCTATCAATTTCCTTGCTCGCCAAAGCTATTTATTTTTAGATAAGTTTTAACTTTGTTTTTTACTAACTCATTAACTTACAAAAACTATTTTACACTTTAGTGTTATTATTGTCAATAGAAAATAACACTTTTTTATAAAATATTTTTTGTCATGTCTTAGAAAAGGTACTATGACAATGTTTTCCACACTTGAAAAAATTAAGGAGCTTGCTCAAAAACGAGGAATAAGTCTTCAAAAAGTTGCCGAAGATTTAGGCTATAGTATAAATTACCTTTATACTTTGAAAGAAAAAACTCCTAAATCTGACCGTCTCCAAGAAATCGCCGACTACTTCAACGTTTCCACGGACTATCTGCTAGGACGTACGGATAATCCTGCCATCGCTGGTGATTCAAAAGAGTATATATGGCAAGGGAAGACCCTAAACGTTGAAGAAATGGCATCGAATGTCATGATGTTTGGCGGTCGAGAATTAACAGATGAAAAGAAAAAAATCATCCAGTCTATCATTGAAGGTTATCTCAAAGAAGCTGGTGATTAGAGGTACTGCTTAGTGACCGAAAAAGAAA